CTATATCAGCTTGAGTAGTAGCTATACCGGCTTGAGTAGAAGCAGTAGTTGCTGATACCGCAGCAGCAGCAGCTTGAGTAGTTCCTGTAGCATCTACCCATAATGTACCATTATAAATGTATAGATTACTGTCCCCGGCGTTCCAGTAGGATGCGCCAACTTGTAATGCATTTCCGTCGTTATCTACAATAGGTGCCACTGTCTTTGAGCCTAACCATCTAGCATCAAAGGAATCATAGGACGCAGCGGCGGCAGCGGCAGATACACCAGCAGCAAGGCTATAGGCAAAGGCATTACCAATACCATCAAGAGACTCGTGCGCAAGCATAATAGCCTGTAGATTAGACTGATCTAGGTTTTTCTCAATAATCCCGGCACCATCAGAATAATCATGAATAAGAGAGGTCTTAGGAGTATCTCTAAATATAGTGATATTAACTCCGTTAGCAGGGGCAGCACCAATATTCACAAGACCATCCGTAATCCAAGTAAGTGTTCTATAAATGGGTTGTGCAAGACCGTCTACTTCTCCGTCTACCCAACAAAAAACATGATCTTTACTCAAGTACCCAAGAGTAAAGTTTACTGCGTACTGCGTGGTAACTCCATTACCCACATAAGATAATCTTGAGTACGGCATTACTTCTCCTAGTTAAGTTTATTATCCCACCTATCGTTCTTAGTAAGATTCATTTCAATGAGTTTAGGCTTGCCATCAATAATAACAGCGCATCCTAGAAGTGGTTGTATAACCTGCCCAATAGAGTATCTATAAGCAGGGCTATTATGATCTACAAGACAACCTACTTGCATACCGAATGATCTTCCAGAAGGAGAGTTCCAATATTCAATCTTCTGTTTCGTGTGTATATGTCCGGCAATAACACTACAACCATATCGTTGTGAAGTTAAGAAGACATTACTTCCACCGTTATGCAAGAACACAAGTTTGTTTCCATTGATAATAAGCTCTTGTTGGAAACTCCAACTCCAGTTGTACTCGTCTACACCAACCAGCGTCTTATAAGGAACCAATAGTTCTTTAGGTATATTAGCTCTCTTTCCTGCTCGATATAAACGATCTGTGTGATTTGATTCAGTACACAATACCTGGAACTCTCTAAACAACTCCGCAAGTCCTTTAATAGAACTACGAGCTTTCTTGAGTTCATCGGTAGCATTGTTCAAGTCAATCTCAGAAGGCCAGAAACTTATTGCATGATTATCCATTTCATCCCCTACACTAACAATAGCTGTAGGGGCGTATTCAGACTTAACTCCTGTAAGAAACTTCAGTGCATCCTTATGATGGTATGGTGCATGGTAATCACTAAACACTAGAACTCTACTATAGTCTTGCTTAATTGTTAATCCTCCTCCGGCTCGTCGTGTAAGGCGTTCTTTAATAGTACCGCAGGATACGTGTTACCTAGAGGAATGGCAGCAAATGCACTGTCTATTTCCCTATTCCCAAACTTGAACTTCTTATCTCCGTTATCTTTAGTTGGATTGAATGGAGATAGAGCATTGAGCATTCCTGTACTTGCCCTCATTCCAGAAATCAGAACAGATGCAGCAGGAACCTGTTTATCAAAACTAAAGGCACTTCCTCCTGTTCTACCACCAGCACCACTTCCCCAATCAGAAGGGAGAAGTCCAATAGCTGAGGCTGCATTAACACCCTCGGATGCTAAACCAAATGTACCACTCCACTGTAAAGCACCATTGAAGACAGCTACGGGATTAAGTCTCTTTTCAAGATACTCCTCTCTATCTGGTCTTCCTAATGACACAGCATGAACCTTTGTAAAGTAGATCAATGCACTCAATCCAAGACTGGCAGTAAACGCTGTAGCAGCTTCTTGGTCTGCCATACGAATATTACGCGCAGCCTGTTTTTCCATAGCAAGAATACCAAATGCACGGAATTGACTAAGCATTGCTCCAGCAGTACTGTGCTGCCAAGTTGCTGTCTCTCCGACAAGAGGGAACTGAATGATCTGTGCTGAATGCCTATGCATACCTACTGCAAAGTCTTCGTATGTCTTAGCATCCCAATTCTCAAGATTAAGTCTATCAATAGCACCGTTCTTCTGGAAGGTAATAGTACCATCGTCAATCTTACTCTTGATACTAGCTAGTGTCTTCTCATCCCAACCTACATCTTTAAACCGAGCTAAGAGTTTAGGGTTATCCTTACCAGACTTTAGCATCTTAACAACTTTGTTCGCTTGGCTAATAGCCGTGAACTGCTGCTGTAAATTCTTTACTTGGTTCATACCAGAGGCATACCCAAGAACTTCTTTCGATCCAGCAAGCACCCTGTCAAGACTATTGAACATATCACCGGAATCACCGAGAGCTTGATCCAGTCTTACTTCAGGACGAAAGAACAAATGTTCATCCCACATACCACCAATATGCGCCTGTAGTTCAGCAAGCAAAGACTTATCTACTGTACCGCTCTTAATCGCTGCACGATATGCTTTAACATCAGGGGCGTACTTCATTAAGTTACTAATACCATGTGCAGCAATTACGTTAGCTGATTCAGCCACCTGTGCTGCACCTACAGTACCTAGCATACTTGTCATAGCCCATTCCATTAAACGTCTTGGGCCTTTAGCAATACCAGTACCTACAGGTCTACCTAAGAATTGACTGTACGTACTATCAAGAATGTTCGAGTATTTCAAAAGCTCTTCTTGTGTGTGTCCAGCTACGCGAGCGTGTTCAAGGGCAGCGGTCTTAATGGCAGACCATGCACCGTCATGCCTAATACCTTTACGGGCAAGAGCAGACCTACCGGACATTTCAGTGAAGTATCTTGATCCCACGGAGGCAAGATCATTGTCTACAATATTCATTAACTTCCTACCTTGAGAGTCAGATATAGTAAGATCAATAGGCACACGGCTCTTTGCTCTAGCACTCTTACCTCTGTCTGCCAAGGTTACATCAATTCTACCAAACAATGCCTTCTGCTCCGCTTCTGACACACCATTGTTATCAAGGAGTTCTCTGAGAAATGCACGAGAGTCCTTGGACAATAATGCACCTGGGTTAGTATCAAGACCAAGAGCCTGAGATACTTTCCTATTGAATACAGCCTTGGCTATAATACCGGCAGACTTATCATCTATCCCGGCAGACTTATAGCCTAGAGAAAGAAGATCAGTATACGCGGCACGATCTGCGTCATTCAAAGCAGCCATTCTATTACCTTTCCACAACAAAGGAACGTAACCATCATGCACTACAAAATCATCGAACCCGCGCACACCAGAGGCTTTAGCTAACTCAGCAACTTCAGCCATAGATTGTCGCCATGAATTAACAGCTTTCTGAATATGCTTTGGTTGATCGCTTACGTACTCTACTCCTTTAATACTTGCATTCCTGTACTGCTCAAGTTCATTCCTCAAGACCTTGAAATGCTCGTCACGGGCAGAACCCCAATATTCTTTTGACACAATACCGATCTTATTAGACTTAGCAAACTCGCCCCAACTAGCACGAATATCAGGCATTGTATTCTCAAGGAACTTACGCTCGAACATATGCTTTAATACAGCAGCAGTCTTACGTCTACCAGTAGCACCAGAAGCATCCTCAAGGAGATTTACTGCAATGGATTTAATTGCGTTGGACTTAGAAGTGAATAGTTCAATGAAATCTGAATGCGCTGGATTCTTAGCCAATACACGCAAAGTCTTTGATTCCATCAACTTATCGAATACACCGGTCTTGGTCTGTTCATCTACGTTAGCAATGAATGCCTTAGCATAGCCCATACTTTCATCAACTACTTCAACAGGAGCAACGGCAATATCATCAACAGTTCTCTCAGCAAGTATTTGTGCGAGTTCATCTGGATCATGCGGCCCGAAGATACTATCCGGCTCATGTAAGTAACCTGGAACTTTACCGCTAGCAAGATCGTCGTCCATATTGCGCATAGTTGTTCTAGCAAAATCATCTTGTACTGCATTCGCTGCCTTTAAGAAATCGTCACCTGTATGCTTGAACTTGCTCACCAGGGCCGATGCACCGCTGCCTATAAGGAAACCGCCAGCCCCGGCGTACATAATGTCCTCTGCGTCTACCATAGCCTTCTCGCCAGCAAGGACAGCCGTTTCAAGCATACCTGTACCGGCAGCATACAAGCCTGTGCGCATAGCCTGTGCGCCCTTTCCGAGCTTGATCGACCTGGCACTCAACGCAGCCATCCTTGCGCTCTTGCTGACCATCCCAAGTGCGCCTACGCCCTCCATAGCCATACCAGCCCAAAAGAGAGGGTCGAGTACAGTTCCACCTATCATCATGTAGGCAGTACCAGATATAGCACCATCTTTCATTAAATCTTGCATCTGTTTCTGTTCAGAGAATAACTTATCTCTTCGTGCTTCAGCATCAGGCCGTGATACAGCCTCCGCTATGTATTCTTGATTGTCTTCTGTAACTCCATTGAATAGATCAAGATGATTTGCAATATCAAAAGAAGGATCAATCTCAGGATCAATCTCTTTCTTCATAAGCCCTGTAATATAATTATACGTTGGGCTTGCAACCTTTAAACCTAGATATGCTCTTTCGAGTTCACCAAGAGGTGCCTGTAGACCCTCACCCTCTGTGAGAGAAGGTAAGGAATCTACAGACATATCAATACTAGGTTGCTCTGGAATATCTAAGTTCAGATCAAGAGAAGCGACCTGTGCTGCTAAATCTTCAGTAGTGCCTTTTCCAGTGATCTTCATTAGAACTCCTATTTAAATTTATTCAAGAAAGTATCCGGTGAACCCTTACCAGATTTATTGTAGTTCTCTTTCCAATATACCGCCTGTTCTTCAAGAGTACTTGGAATATCCTTACCCTGCCGGATCATATACAATCGTGCTGCAATAGCCCCATACAAAGGTTTACGTAGATCGCCTTCTTTGACTGTCGGCCAATCAATACCAAATGCTTGATGTACCTTCGTCCAAGCCTCTTGCATACGAGGAGTAGGAATCTTGGTATCTTCTAAGCCAATATCATCAACCTGCCAGATACCGTTACTTACTCCATTGAAGGTATTCTTATGAGTACCGTTCTGCGACTCTACATGCGCTACACGAGCAAGGAAGCCGTTAGTACCGCCAAGTACAGATTCTACGGTTTGCACGGTATGGTCAACTACAACCTTACCAGCCTTACCAGAGGTAGTCATAAGACTTGACTTCATTTGATTCTTCAGTCCAGTAAATAGTTTCTCTTCCTTTTGTTTAGCTGCTTTCCATTCAGGAGAACTCTTATTACCCTTGAAGAACACGAATGCTTCAAGAGCTTTTGCGCTAGCAACCATAGGAGCAGTACCCATATTAGCAGTACCCAAGAGTTTAGAGATAACCTTTCCAGACCCGCTATTCAGCTTATCCAGGATACCCATGTCAGTAACTTCAGAGTTATAAATAGCACCCATTGCAGCGATAGGAACAGTGCGTGGTTCTCCTTCAAGTCCAGGTAATCTATTACCTTCCGAGTCTCTTGGAGTAATAGTTACGTAGTTAGGGTCAATCTTAATGTCTGCATTAGAAGATATAAATCCAGGCCCGAACTTGTCTTGCCCATCTAGTGCGCTCTCACCTCCACGGGTATTAAGGTAGTAGTCAAGCACAGCAGTAAACTTTACACTTGGATCACGGAGTCCCGCTTTCCTAGAAAGAGGAATACCATAATTGTTTGCTGCCTTTCCTCTCACTGGCTCGTGTGTCTTCTTCCATTCTGTAACAGCAGCAGCAAACGTACCATCACCAGATATGCCGGTTTCAGCAATACTTCTAGCAATGTAGTGTTCAATGCCTTTGATTGCTTCTGCTTTATTCTCAACCGCTTTCCACTCACCAGTAAAAAAATCACTGATAACGCCCTTCTGGTCAGGGTCTTTAAGAAACTTCTCTATCTTCTTTTTGTACCCATCAGACTTCAGATACTCGGTAGCTTCTTTGCTTGTCATAGCATGACTTGCTTGGTGCAGTATAGCTTGCTCTACGTCCATGCCACCTTCCATATACATCTTAACACCGTGCATATTAGCAAGCTGTGCAGCATCAATACCAGAGGTGTATAACTCCTTGGCATTATCAAATGGGGCATTATACTTTGAGTTGAAGTGCCGCATTGTTTCTACAAACACAGGGTTTACTTTCTTCGATCCATCAAGCGTAAGAAGATTAGAGAATCCTGTATTCCACTTAGCATTCCACGAAGGAGGAACAACCGCCTGAGTAATACTCTTTTGAAGTACAGCGGCATGAGCATTCTCAAGGATTGATCTTGCTGCACCCTCAGATTTACCTACACCAGCTTTTTGTGCTTGTTGCAAGATAACCTGCTCGTACAAATCAAGCGAAGTTCCTACATCAGAACGATTAGGGTTGGAACTTGCAGAATCATCGGCAATACTCTGTATCCCTCTTATCTTATCCTTATTGACATTGTTTGACTTATCCTGTGAAGTCATTAAGGTAGAGATTTGAAGGGGAGTTAAGAAATCTGCTCCATGCTTTTCTAGTTTCTCTTTAATAAGCCCAAGTAACTGCGTGTTACCTACTGTCTCGTCTGTACTAGCACCAACCAATTCAGCAAGTGACATACCCTGATCCATTGTTTTACTAACATCTGTGCGTTCCTCGTACTTCTTGTACTGCTCTTGCATTAACTGTTTGGTATTACTATCGAACTGTATGCTATGTGGTATAGGTATAACCTGACCATCAATACTAACCGAGCCTTTAATCAAGGCATTATATAATGTAGGTCTATCATTCTTTAAATCATTGATAGCAACCTGCGCCAAGGACTCTCTATGAGCTTCAGGAGTTTGCCCCGGCATAGGCTGCGCACGTTTCCACATAGCGTCAAGATTCAAAAGTCTATCTGCACTACTCTGCGCCCCGTCAGTTAATGACTGATCGAATACTTCACTAGAACCACCAAGAGAAGTTTCAAACTGCAACTTATTATTTTGTTGCTTGAATATCTCGTGGTGTTTGGCATGAACACTACTTGCCCTTGTTATTACATCAGAAGCAGCCAGAGTAATGTAATCGTTTGTATCTTTATCTGTAGTAAGCAGATTATCTGTGATATACTTACTCTGAGTAGAAGCAAATTCTTCCGGAGTCTGAGACTTGAATTGCTCCATGTTGCTATTAAGATACAAGGAGAACTTATCAGCAGCTTGTATTACTGTCTGAGCAGATGCACCCTGTATCGTGGCATTACCAAACAGTTTATCAATAGCAGACTTCTGGCCTTCCTTAACTTGAGCTAGACCTTCTCCTGCTGCTACACGAGCCTTGCCCTGCATGAATTGGTTAGCTCGTGCAGCGTGTAATGCCTTTGCACTGGTATCTTCTGCGAACTTAATGATACCGGCCATGAGACTATCATTCTTTTCTTCACCAACAATTTGAATTGGCATTACCCCTCCTTAAGTGGTGCATACAAAGTTCCAAAAGACTTTGTTACATCTTTTGCGAACCCTCCTACATGTAGCCCAAGACTTGTGGCATCAATAGGTTGTAGCCCTGTAGAATCTAATGCCTGCATATTAGCCTCTGCACCCTTCATGTTGTTAGCGAATAGTGCAGCATCAAGTTCTACTACTCGTGCAGATTGAGCCTGTTCAGCCTTCCTTGCAATATCATGCAATACCTGTTGAGCAGAACCGCCAACCATACCGAATGCAGACTGTGAAGCCATAGCAGATGCCTTGGCCTCCATTTCTTGAGTTTGTATTTGCAAGGACTTATCAGAAGAACCATCAAGTAAAGCAATCTTATTCTTTGTCTGAATAAACTGATTTAGTTTCAGATTCTCCAAAGCCATACCTTTCTTATACTGCCAGTTAATATCTGCCATAGCTGCTTCATGCTTACTGGTGTTGTAACCAGACCACGCAGAAATAGCAGAAGTACCTATGGATAAACCAAAGGACTGCCCTGTAGTTAAACCTGCCATTAGAACCTCCTTAGAAACGACGGCCTTTCTTCGTGAACTGCCCTGTCCACTCAATATCAATAATCTTCATAGGCAAGTGAGACATAGTGCCAATTCTAACAGAACACAAGTCTCTATTCTTTCCTATCCCTGCATTGAAGTTACCAGTAATTATTGGTTGCTCTCCTACCTTGGTGTCAATACCACCTACTATCATAGAAGTGAAGATTTGTTTACTTACACCATTCCAAGGATCATTTACATCAACCTCGAAATACCCTGAATCCCTGTAAGAGATATTAAATGCGTTTATCATAAGAGCATTTGTTCCTACGACAACATCATTCTGATCTTTGAGTATTGGCATAGTCGGCTCGAAATACGAATGATATGCAAACCCAAACATTACAGTTCCACCTACAGTATTCTTTAATGTAACAACATTACCAACAAGAGATTCTACCTGTGTTGTTAGACCAGGGTAGGCACAATCCGCTAATTGTATAACAACCAAGTCACTCGCAGACAGAGGAGTAAACTCCGCTATTGTGAACTGTCGATTTACATCAGGGATAGCAGTACCTTTACGATCAAGATACACATTATATGCCAGCCCGGTTTCAGCTACATCTGTCATATCAATAATGCATACAGCATAAGTATTATTGACTACATCTGCTACCAGCACAGACAGATTAGACTGATCGAAATAGAAATCACAGATAGGCGCACGAAAGTTCCACTCAGACCAAGCTGACTGTACCCTAGTTTCTCCATTCCAAATGTACTGGTATAAATATAGAGAATAAGGGCTACCAGAAGTAAGCACCCCAAGAAAACCGAGGTTTGATCCTACATGCATTTGTCTTACACTACCAACCAACAGTTTCTTTACATGATCTGTGAGAGCACGAGAATCTTGTGCATCTGTAAGAGTTCCGGTGAATAGTTCTCGAATACCGGAGTACGCACCATAGGTAATATCAAACATAACATTTGATCCAGCAGTTACAGGAGTAGTCCCTAGATTTGCTTGGTATGAAGTAACCTGCTGCAAAGCTGCGAGAGCAGGAGTCAACTTATTTCCTCCTGGCAATACAAACTGTGCATCATAGGCAAATACAATAAGGTTCTTATTATGGATTACGGCAGCCTTCAATGCAGTAGCTTTTGTGGAGGGGTTAGCAACTTCAATGGGGTCGCTATCAAGTAAGGCCACAGCAGTAGTATTCCAAAAGTTAAAGAAACTCTTGGTACTCGATAGAACACAAAATTCATCTGTAAGAAGAAGAAGTCTATCTTGGAATGAAGCAAGGAACTCAATTTTACTGCCGATGAATGCCCTGGCTGGATTAGAGTCTTCATCACCCGCATCACGCTCTCTCCAAGTCTCAATAATAGTAGTACCATAAGTACCGCCGTTTAATGGACCGAAGTAGAAGGTTCCATCAGCAAGACGAACAAGTGCATGTGGCATAGTAGTTATATCGAACTTATATTTCAATCCACGCTTTACTGTCTCTCTCCACACAACTTCTATTAACTCAGTGCCAGTTCCTATAGCTTCCATGTATACATCATCTTTATCGCTAGTACCTGCACCGGTATTAGTTACAACCATCCCAGGTAATGCATATAAAGGAAGATTAGATGCTTTAGTTACAGTATCTTGAATAACAATAGCAAACACACCGCCACGATCATCGGATACTTGAATATTTATTGCCGTTGTTCCTGAAGTTCTTTTAACAAGAATTACATTAACCTTGCGTGAGAAAGAGTAGCCGACAGGAGCAGAAGCAACAAGCGCGTTATATATAGCGGTAGCAACATACTCAGTACCAGTTTGAGCAGCCTGTGTTGCTGGTGTATCGCCACCTGGGGTAGTATAGGTAGCAACTACTGCATTATCTAAAGTAACCTGATATTTTCTTCCATACTCGCCGCCGTCCCTGAAATACAACAAAGCTCCACTTACAGCAGCTTTAACGTCAGCAGTTAATGCACACACCTTTGTTCTATTAGCAACAAGAGTATAATCACCAATAGTACTTAGGCTCAAGTCTACTTTCGGCGTAGTACTTAGATAGGCTGCCCCTTGGTTGTTTACTGTCTTTACTACTCCATTCCAATCAAATACGGAAATAGTTTTGTCATGATTGAATATGCAGTAATACTGCTCTGTTCCTGTATCATACCCGTAAGTAAGATTGTCTGCATGGTATGTTCCTGCATTCTTAATATGTGTTACAGGAGGTCTTCTCTTCAGACCGTCAATAGGATCAGCAATCATATTAACCATTGCGTTGACTTGGCCTGCTGCCTTTACTCTATCAGGCTGTTGAGAAATACCCTGGAGTAAACTTTTGTATGATCCATCTACAAGCATGATTACTCCTTATGAGTTAGGCATTACATTAGAAAGCATTCCAGCTACATAAGGATGCGTCCTTAATGAAGTTCCACTATATTTAATATCTTCTGAGTTAAGTGCTTTCCTGGCAGTTTCTTTATCTTTTGCTAGTTCATCCATCTTAACCCGGTCTCCAATCTTGTCACGAACAAACTCATAACAACAAGTGCTTGTAATATAATCAGCAGCTACTTCAGGCAAATGCTCAAACTCTAGTTTCTGAATAAGCGTAACAGCAACAGAGGCACCAACCTCAAACGTATTATTTATGCTGTCATAGAGTCTTGTTCCACGCTGTACTAATCCACTTGTGCTATCAGTAGGATCAATACTAAGTGTGGTGGCCGGGATAATAACTTCTTTGGTCAAAGCATTATAGGCCAAGGTAAGGTTATAATCAGTATTGAACCAATAACCTTTACTTTGAATTTTACGATCTATCCGGTTTAATACAGCAAGCGCACTAAGTACATCTGGATGCTGATTAGCAATAATAAATGTTACAGGAGTCTGCCCAATAGCACTAAGCATTTGGTTTATAGCAGTTAATTTATCCATTGTGTTCCTTATGAATTAAGTAATATTGAGGTTGGCATACTCTGCATTACTTATGCCACAAAAAAAAGCCCTGCCCTAGCAATTAAGCTAAGACAGGGCTAGTTTACTCAGTGACCCTAAATGGTGCGCTTTGTTAAGAGGCGTTCAGGGTGTTGTTCTTTATGCACGATACTTCAGCAGAATGCCGCAGTTATCTGGACGGTTAGGAGTTACTGCAAATGCCAGGTAAGAGTCAATGAACCACTGCAACT